GGCCCCACCGGTCGACCTCACGAGGAGGATTTACGCGGTGATTCAGAGGCCCGCTTTCGCGGTTTGGCGCTGAATACGCGGCTGAAGTAAAGGGGGGTTCGCTAAGCCCCAACCGCCTGAGCGGCCTTCTGCCTTGGGGTGGGTTATGCGTGGAACAGGGTAATGTCCCCGCACACGACCACGTTCGTGGGTTCTGGTTCCCAGTCGCAATGCAACTTGTTGAATGTTTGGGGAATAAACCCGATGTTGACCCAATCAAAGTATTGGGCCTCAAGTGACAGTTGGAGGTCACATGAGATGCCGTCGTAGAGCGCGCTGGCAGCGCGCATCTCGGGTGGGACCTCAGGAGGTCGTACTTTCCACAGCGCGTCAGGCCTTACACTGACACCGGCGTCTCGCAACATCCACCGTTCGCTGCTGATCTTGGCTAGAGCAGCGCGAAGCTTCTTCTGGGATTGGCAATCGGGGTCCTCTCGTAGGATGCAGATTATAGCATACGTCAGCGCTCCGATCATCGGGGAGTCCGCGTCGGTGTAGTTATAACTGAGGGCCTTGGCGAGAAGGAGTAGTTTGGCGTTACCCAGGGACATGGTGGTGTTGAATTTGCGCATGGTGCGCTGGACGTCTGCCATGTCTCGCAGACCGCCGGTGGTTTCGACGAATCTGCGCCCGCAGAACACGGCGTCTTCGATGCACTTGACGACTCTGATCTTGGCCTTGAACCCAAGGCAGCTCAGGAATGTCATGTTGGCTCTGATCTGGTCCTCGTACTGAGCGTTGAAGGCGATTATGCCGTCATCGCCCTCGTGGATGGATCTCCAAGAATCCCGCGGAAGATTCTGGAGGCACACCCACGTGAGAAAGTAATTGAGCAGGCCATTGGCGATGCTGGTGTGTGCATCACCACTGCATCGCCCGCCCGCTCGTTCGTATCTAGTCCCGTACGAGCTCACCCCCTGAGTGGTCAGGGCGAGGTCGAGAGCTTGGTGGTACAGCTCGTGTTCCGTCCTCGGGAATTGTCTTTTTAGGACGGCGTGTTCGAATATTCTCAGTATGTCCGCGCTTATTGTCATGTCGAATCTGCTGTAGTCCACTTCCATGAACCTGTTGTAGTCCCTCAGCCAACTGACCTTGTTTGCGCGTTGCCGGGGGCTCAGGCCCTTCACCAGGAACCTGCTCCTCACTGCCTGGTGTTCTATTGCACTTATGTACGGTCCGATGATGCTTAGGAACTCGTCTGATCGTGGACTTATGTTCCTGGGATCCGTGAAGTTGTGCGTTGTTTCTCGCTTGATGAAATTCTTGATCATTGCGTCCTTCGGGGTCAGTGCGCCTGAGCTTAGGACGCCTGCGCGAGCGGCCGCGAGCTGCTCGCGTCTCGCCTGCGGGTACCTTCTTACCCATTCTTCGAAGTCCATCGGGAGTGCCACAGTCGTCAACCAATTCATTTCCGGCATCTGCAGGAACTCGTTCACTGCGTCCCTGAGAGGCGTGGCTCTCGCGCTTGCAACGTTCAAGTTCCAAGTAAATCTCCCGCTCGAACGCGCCGGGAGAAGTGTCCCAGTTGACGTGGTGGATGTAGTCAGCGAGCCGTCTGGCCGTCGCTTCGGTGAAGTCAATGCCCTCGGTCTGGAAGTGAAGTTCCTCGTTGATCTGTGGAACATAGCATGAGACCCATCCTCTGCGTGAGTAGTCCACGCAAATTGACGGTGTTGGAATGGCAGAAGTTCCAGCAGGACTTGGCCAGACGAGCACGGATCCGGTAAGAATTCGACGGTCACATACTTCCTCGTCTTGGGCCGCTGGCTGCTGTGCACCACTTCCAGGCCCTGTGCTCGGGCCAACGGTATCAATCGTGGAAGCGTGCAAGGATGATCCAGATGAGACGGGTAGCACATGATCACCGACCGTGGAATGATATTCGGATAGGCTATGCATGGATGAGGCACGGGAGTGGGCGCGGTCACTCTGGTCTCTATCGATGTGATCATGTTCTCTATGACTAATGCTGGCACTGTCACGTTCGCAGTGGTGAGTGTCGGCATCAGGTACCGCGCCGCCGTCTTGAAAGTAATCATCGGGACGTGTGTCGCGGGGGTCGATGAGCTTTACGGTCTTCAGCTTGGTGGTTTTGACGTAGGTCGGAATTCTAACGTCCTTAAACGACCAAGGGGCTACGTAGCGAGCCGCAGGGTTCCCGGCAAGGAACCTGCAGAAGAGTCGGCCCGACGAACGGTCGCCCAGCTTCTTAAGGACGAACCTACGTACGCTGCGTTTGACGCGAGTGAGCAAGCCTATATTGATAGGGTCGTACCGCATGGGCATGATAGAAGTGTACCGAAACGCTAGGCGGTCTGCAATCTCTGTGGCTATTTCCGCGAGGTCTTGGGCGGTGTGTATGGTGCAGTCGGTTTGGGCGAATCGTGATGTCACGTATGACATGAGCGTGGGTAAGTAATTTTCGCCTCGAGGTATGGCGCCCACTTTGAGCGCGGCACGTTCGAAGGGTTCTCTGTCGTACGTGGCAAGCACACTCCCGCTGTGCCGATGGAGCACAACCACCTTGTCTTCAGAAATGACTGCCCGATTCCCGGATGAGAGGTCGTATGTCTCGCCGGTCGCACTGGAGTGGAGGACCAGTTTGTCGCTGGTTCGGTACACCCCAGGGGCCGGGAATGCATATATAACGTCTGTGTCCGCGATACGAGCCAATCGCACATAGGAGAACGCTCCGTGCTTACCGATGACGCATCCTTCATTGTTCCACAAATTGGCGGTGTGAAAGTAAGGTGTGCCATCAGGGGTGCCCATACTTATCTTCCCGCTAGGATCCTTGGTCCACGAGGCTTCGTAATAGCTCTTGCCTTCATGTGTCCAGGCGGCCAGCTTGCCCTCATCACCTTCGAAGTTGTGTGTTAATATGAAGGTGTGGGACTTAACAATGCCTGATAATTCGTCAGGGCCCATATAAAAGTCGGCGTATGATATGAGCGCTCCTGGGAATTGGTCCTTACTCGGGCATTGGGACCCGTATTCTCGGCACATGTCGGTGTTGGGTCTCTTTTCCTTCGCGTCTCGTAGGATGTCTGACGCGTCTATCTGGGGCACGCATATGTGGCGTATGTCGTTGTAATGCCCCAGTCGGGTACGGCTTCCGCCCACATCACGGAAGCGGTACCTGGTCTGCCGGAATATTTTGCAGACTATTTCTTCGAGGTCTCGTCGCTGGCTGGCGAGACCGAGGTGTTTGCCTGGCCGGTGTTTGGCCGCTCTTGCAATGACATTTGCGGAGTTGGCCTCAAATGTGGTTTTAAGGGCGCGAATGTCAAACATATCATTCTCATTTTCAACTCGGATTGTGGTGTAATGTCGGGTGTGTCGCCACCACGCGATGCCGGCAGCGGTGAGAACGGTGCCGGACAGCACGACGACGATGGTGGTGCCGTACTCTCTGGCACATGCTGCTGCAGGTGGTCCTGTACGGATACAGACATTCGCCACCCAGGAAGCACCCTGACGGAGGGCGTCGATCGCAGGATGAGGTTTGGGACATACGAAGTCTGACACCACGTGAGCGACTTTTTCCGCAATATTAGGAGGGTGCAGGATGTCTTGCACTTGTCGGTGTACCGCGGGGCCATTTCCAAGATGGTTTGCGACGTCTTTAACACCTGACGCCACAAAGCCGAGCATTTTGATCGCATTGGCAATAGTATTTGAACAGAATACTGAAGT